GTTGCGGCCTCGGTCCGATGAATCGTTTCAACGGCTATCCCGCGATTGCGGGCGACCAGATCGACGAAGGCGTCGTTCAGCGCGTCGACGTCAGCCTGGATCCGGGCGCGCGCCGAGTCCGACAGCGGCAGATGCGGGGAGCCGTCGATCTTGTGCGCCCCGGCGTGAACGAAGCTGTATGCGAGACCGGCCTGTCGGTCGGCTTCAGACTGATCGACGTGGACCGCGACCACGCCGATCGATCCGACCTCCGCGGTGCGGGTCAGCCAGATCTGCTCGGCGACCGACGCGATCGCGTAGCCGGCCGACAATGCCGCCTCGTCGGCAATTGCCCAGATCGGCTTCCCGCTGGCGCGCTGGAGTTCGCTGAGCCGGTCGGCAAGATCGAACACCCCGCCCGCCTCGTCCCCGGGCGTGTCGAGTTCGAGCAGCACTCCCCGGACGTCAGCGGACGACAAGACAGCTTCGACCTCGTCGCCGATGTCGGCATAAGCCGTCAGGCCGGAGGCGGCGGCCAGGTATGAGGATCGCCGCACCAGGGTGCCGAGCACCGGTACCACAGCGATGCCTGGCTCGATGATCTGCGGCGCCGGACGGTCAGTCGCACCCGACGGCATCGGCAACGAGCCGCCCGCTAGTCGAGGCCCGAGCGCCTCCAGGATGGCGGCCAGATTCGGGCGCGCGATCATGAGCGGCGTGCCGTAGAGGCGCGCTGCCAGGTGTGGCATGTCGGTCATGTGGTCACTCGGTTGCGCGCTGGTTGGACGAGCGTTCTGCTTATTTCTTGCGATAGCTATCGCAACGCGATACTATCGGCGGCGATGATCAAGTCGTTCCGCGACGTCGCGACAGAAGCCGTTTGGCAGCGCCGGTTCCGCAAGGGCATCCCGAACGATGTCGTTCGGGTCGCCTACCGAAAGCTGTTCCAGTTGCACAACGCGCGCGTGCTGGACGACTTGCGGGCACCACCCGGCAACCGACTTGAGGCTTTGTCCGGCGATCGTGCCGGTCAGCACAGCATCCGCGTCAATGACCAGTGGCGGATCTGCTTCCGTTGGGAGAATGGCGATGCCCATGACGTCGAGATCGTCGACTACCACTGAAGGAGGCCGGTCGATGCCGGATTTCCCGCCCATCCACCCTGGTGAGGTGCTGAAGGAAGACTTCCTGAAGCCGCTCGCCCTCAGTCAGTACATGCTGGCAAAGGCGCTCGGCGTCCCGCAGATCCGCATCAGCCAGATCGTAAACGGCAAGCGGGCGGTGACACCCGACACCGCGTTGCGTCTTGCCCGATACTTCGGCACCACGCCCGAATTCTGGCTCGGGATGCAGATGACCTACGACCTGGAGAAGGCGCGAGACGAGCATGCGGCCGACATCGAGGGCGAAGTTCATCCCCGGGCCGCCTGATCGGTAACGACGGCATTGTCCTCGCTATCGCCTTCGCTGAGCTGATCCGCGCCAACCGTCGATGCAGATTGTCCGGCCTTGGCAATGCCAATGCCGAGCCGCTGTTCACGAGCATGGTCGGCGGCGATCTCAGCGTCGACCTGCTCGGCGTCGTAGCCGCGCTCGGCGATCGCCTGCGAGCGGGACTTGAGCCCGGCGTCGATCGCCTCGACCTAGGCGCGGATGTCCTTGATCGGGTCGACCCAGTCCCAGCGCGGCGGCAGCCAGTCGGCGCCAACGGGCGGATCTCCCGCAGCGGCGGGTGCTGTGCCGGACAGTGCGGCGAGGTCGATCCAGCGGCGCCATACCGGCCGGCAGAACTGGAACACCATGACGGCGTGCTGGAACGCCTCGACGCGGCGGCGGAACTCCAGCAGTGCGGCCCGGGTGTTCGAGTAGTTCGCCTTCAGCATGTCGGCGGTGACGTTGGCGTAGGGCATGCCAAGTGCTGCGGACACCTGCAGGAGTGTGCGGTACTGGAACGCCTCATAGGATCCGCCTACATCGGCCGGGCTGGAAAACGTGATGTCCTCGCCGTCGTCGAGCATCTGCAGCTGGCCAGGCTCCAGCGGCAGCAGCGGTTCCCCGCGGGCGTCCTGCTCCAACGGGTCCTTCAACTCCGGCGCCGGGCGGCGCACGAAGCCGACGAACATGGCGGCGACCTTCCTGCGATCGAGCTCGGCGTCGTCGTACTGGTCGAGCAGGAACAGCTTGACCAATGCCGGCGCGAACCGGGACGCGCCGCGCAGTTGGCCCGCGTCGACCGGGTCGTAGAGATGGATCACGCTGTCGGCCGGCACCGCGACGGTCTCACCGACGAGCCCCGGATCGGTCGGGTCGCCCGGGTGCCGCCGTAGGAAGTGGTAGGCCACCCGCCGGCCGATCCGATCGAACTCGATCCCCTGGCGCACGACGTGACCATTGGCGAGCAGCCGATTGTCGGCGAGCGGCAGCATCTCCGAGGGCAGCATCTGGATCTGCAGCGGCACGGCGAGCCCGTCGCCAACCCGGCGCACACGGATCCGGGCAAAGGTCTCGCCAGCGATGAACAACTCGCGCGCGGCGCGACGCTGCAAGCCGTAGAAGTCGGTCAAGCCATCGGCATCGGCCTCGTCGGTCCAGGCGAGCCAGAGCCGCTGCAGGCGGTCCTTCACCGCCGGATCGGATGTCAGGGCCGTCGGCTTGATGCCGGTGCCGACCACATTGCCGGCCCAGCTCTCGACCGCGTTGGCGGCATAGCCGTTGTTGCGCACGAGGTAGCGGGCGCGTGCCGTCAGGTCGGAGCCAGCGGCCTGGATCAGCGCGTTGACGTGCGCGCGGCTGGCATGGAAGCCGCGGAGCCGCCTCGCCGACAGCCCGCCGTCGAAGCCGCCGACCATCATGGCGATACGCCGCCGGATGCCGCCGAGCAAGCTCACAGGCCCTTCGCCGCAGTGGTGGCGAGGAACCGCGGGCGGCGTCGGCCGGACACCTTGGCGATCTCCGCTTCGACCCCGGCAATGGCGGCAGCCAGTTCGCCATCACTGCGGTAGGTGACGCTCTTGTCGCCGGCCTTGACCGTCAGCACGCCCCGGAACCGAGCCTCCAGCAGCGCCTCGCGCCAGGCGGCAAGACGGTCGGGCGTCATCATCATTGCTCCTTCCGCCTTGCATGTAGGTCGATGCGATCGCCCGTCGCCGTCGTGGGCTCGCCGGCATCGCGACCATAGGTGTGGCGGGCATGGTCTTGGTTTGCGGCGACGGCAGTGCCGCGACGCGAGCGTTCAGCGACAGGCCCATCGCGATCAGGCCGTGCAAGGCGGCGTAGGCGTAGACCCGGGTGTCGAGCGCCTCATTGCGCCGGCCGTCCGGCTTCCACCAGTAGCGCTGCGGGAACCCCTTCACATAGCGGGTGCGCACACGCTCGGCGGTCAGCTGCTCGAACCACGCCGCGTCCCGCTCGAGTGGGAAGTGACAGGATCCGGCTCCGGGTGGCGTCACCTTGAGCCGGGCGTAGACAGCCTCCTTGGCGGCATCGACGCCGATGGCGAAAAGGTTGACCTTGCCCTTGTTGGCCCGGCTCGGGCGGCGCGGCCAGATCGGCCTGGCACCGGCCATGCCCTTGATCGCCCAGATGCGACGGCGCTCCTTGCCCCGGCAGAAGGCATAGGCCGCCAGCGTATGGTGGCCGCCTGTGTCGATGCTGGCGGCGTCGATGGCGACACCGCCGGGCAGCGTCGTGTGCGGCAGCCGCCGGGCGAGCACCGCATCAAGGTCGTCCCATACCCTGCTGCCGGCCGGATCCCCCCACAGCACGACGGTGTCGAGCGACCAACTCTCCTCGTCACGGCCCCAGCCGACGATCTCCAGTTCCAGGCGATCGTCCTGCACGTCAATGCCGCAGGTGACCACCGCGACCTCGGCCGGTACCGCCGATCCCCAGTCCTCGCGGCGGAGCATCAGACCCTCGGCGTCGAGCCGCTCGCCGTCGCGCTCCTCCCAGGTCTCCGCCAGCTTGGTGTTGACCCAGACCTTGAGACGGACCGGGTCCTCCTTGGCAGCGGCATGCTCGGCAGCGATCTCTGCCCACGACACCCACGGGCTGTAGAGGCTGGAGAGATGATAACCAGCCGTCCGTCCGTCACCAGGTGCCGTCGCCTGCCACGCTCCGGCGGCGAGCAACGCCGGCTTGCGGTGCTCGGGGTGCCGGGTTCCGCAGGTCGGGCAGTGCCAAGCCGCTTCCTCGAGGCGACCCGATGTCCAGCGGATGTCCCGCCACACGATCTGCTGGTGCTGCCCACAGCCGTCGCAGGGCACGGCGAACACGCGCCGGTCGCTCTCCAGGTACGCCGCCTCGATCCGGCTGAATCCCTTCAGCGTCGGCGTCGACACCATCAGGATCTTGCGGTTCAGGAAGGTTGCCGCGCGCTGGATCGCCAGTGCTACCGGATCGCCTTCCCCATCGGCGTCGCCCGGATAGCCGTCGACCTCGTCGAGGAACAGATAGCGCACCGGCATCGAGCGCAGGCCGACCGCCGAGTTGGCGCCGGTCAGGATCAGCACGCCGCCCGGGAACTCCTTCATCAGCACCGTGTTGCCGCTGTCGCGCGAGCGCGGGTCTCGGACGCGCGCGGCCAGATCCGGGCTTGCCTCGATCAGCGCGTCGACACGCTGCTTGGAGACGCGCTTGGCGCCCTCGACGGTCGGCTGAACCAGCAGCAGCGGGCCCGGAGCGTGATGGATCACGTAGCCGAGCCAGTTCAGGCCAGCCTCGGTGCCGCCGAGTTGGGCGCCCTTCATGAAGACGACCCGCTCGACCGCTGACGACGGCGACAGGTCGTCCATGATGGACCGCAGGTACGGTGTCCGATCCGTTCGCCAGGCGCCGGGCTCGGCCGACGCCACCGAGGTCAGTCGGCGGTGCCGGTCGGCCCACCTCGATACGGTCAGGTCCGGGTCGGGTGCGAGCCCCTGGAGCCAGGCCGCGAGCACCTGGTCGCCGCCGTCGTAACCGTAATCATCTGACAGGTCAGTCGACGGTGAGCCTCGGCTCGGCAAGCGTTGCGAGGTGCTGGCGGACATGGTTCTCCAGGACGCGGCGCAGGAGACCGGCTTCGACCCCGAGATCGGCCGCCATCAGGCCGGCGACACGGGCGGGCCACTGCGCCCAGGCGTCCCGTTCCGTCCGCGCCAGTGCGAACACCTGGCCGACCACACGGGCGCGGTCGATCAGTTCGCCCTTCATCTTCTGCAGGCGTATCCGGCGCTCCTGCGCCTTCAGCACCTCGTTGGCGGCTCGCGCCTGCATGAACGTGGTCGCACCGGCCGTTGCCTGGCCGGCTTCGGCGAGGGTGTCGCGGACACCGGCAATGGCGGTGACCGGAACCGGCTTGCTGTTCCCGCGTGCCTTCGCCGGATCGGTCGAGGACGACCAGCGTGCATCAGAGGCGGAGGCGTCGATCGAGCCGTCTTCGTGCAACACTAGGCGCCCGCTGGTCCGCGCCTTCTGTACGGCACCGCGCGATACACCGCGGTGAGCCGCGTACTGACGCTCGCTCAGACCCTCCATGGCGGATCCTGATTACCGTTCGAAATCATCATCTTATCGACTTGATGAGTGTTTCGATCAGAGCCTGTATGGCGTCACCGACAAGGACGGAGACAGCCATGATCAAGACCCGGACCAAGCCGACCGCCATCGACGCCTACATCGCCGCCAAGGCCGAGATCGACGCGATGCTCGACCGCTTGCAGCGGCTCAGCGACGACCACTTCGAAACCCACCCAGACGCGATCGACTGGGGCCATGTCGGAACGATCAGCCACTACCGAGACAAGTTGCGGGAGATCACCGACATGGCATTCCGCGAAGGCGAACACGCCGACTGAACCCGGCTGCCGCCTGAACTCCAGCCGCGCCGAACCGCGCGGCTTGGGGTCGTAGAAGGGCTGCGACGGTCGCGGCCCCGCCGAGGGAGACGACCCCGATGATCAAGCTCACCGACACGCAAGCTGCCATCCTCCGCGCTGCCGCCGAGCGCGACGGCAACATCATTTTGCCGCTTCCCGGATCCCTGCGCGGCGGTGCCGCCACCAAGGTGGTGGAGACGCTGATCGCCAAGAGCCTGATAGAGGAGGTCGACGCCGACCTCCGCAACGGAGAACCCGTCTGGCGCGAGACCGGCGACGGACATGGCACCACGCTGGTCGCGACCCAGACCGGACTGGCCGCCATCGGCATCGCGCCGGAGAGTGCCGACAGCGCGTTGACGGGCGCCAATGAGGTGCCGGCCAGGGACGCCGCGGTGGTGCCCGTGCGCAAGGAGCGGACACCGCGCTAAGGAACCAAGCAGGCGCTGATGATCGAGATGCTCCGATCCGAGAACGGCGCGACCATCGCCGAGATCGTCGAGGCGACTGGCTGGCAGCAGCACACGGTCCGCGGCGCCATCGCTGGGGCGCTCAAGAAGCGGCTCGGCTTCGACGTCACCTCCGAAAAGGTCGAGGAACGTGGGCGGGTCTATCGCCTGCCGGCGATCTGACACGTGGGCCTTCACGATCGCGGGCACCGCCGTCCTCCGGGGCGGCGGTGAGGCGTCCTTGTCTGCGAACTGAGTTCGACCCCAATGGCCATTGGGGGATAGATTGCGGCAACGAGTTGATTGCGCCGCGGTGAATCGTCATGAACTCGACGAAGCTATCGGTTCCTCGTATTGAACTGATCGCCGCTCTGAACGTCCTGAGCAGCCACCGTCGGCGGCGCTTCACTTCGGCGCTGCCTGTCTGGCTGCACTACACGCCGGAGACCGGCGAGTTGCTCTTGCAGGAAGACAAGGGACTCGTCTACGCGCACCTACCGGCGAAGGGCGATTGGCCCGCAGCAGGCGCGACGATCGATCTCTACGCTCTGCGGAATGCTGCGAAGAACCTCACCAGTCCCGAAATCGAGTTGCATGCCGTTGCCGAGGGCGTTCTGGTTCCAACCGATCGCGGTTATGCAAGGTTCAACCTGCTCGCCTTCGGTCCTTCTCAAACACAGGCCGCACTCCCGGTTACCCTGGATGGAATGACGGTGCTCGGACCCGAGGATCTGCCATTGTTCCGGTGGGCAGCAACGCGACCCTCTGGCTGAGGTGCGGCGAGGCAATCATGAGGTCACATAGCCACGCCAATCGAGGCCTCGATCAACCGCTCGCCCCGCACCGCCGAGAAGGTCCGACCGTCACCGTCCAGGACGGCGTCGCGGCCGGTATCGGCCTGCCAGCGCTCGATGGCGACATCGACATAGGCGGGACTGATATCCATTGCGTAGACGCGCCGGCCATTGGCCTCCCCCGCCATGATCTGCGAGCCCGAGCCTGAGAACGGCTCGTAGCACAGCCCGCCGCGCGCCACGTACTAGCGCATCGGGATCCCGAAGGCGTCGAGTGGTTTCGCGTGGTCGGGTCGCTCATCCCTGTGAGCGAACGAGAACAGCGCTTCGCTGCAGGCTAAGAGCCGCAAGGGCGCAGGTTGGTATTTCGCATGATCGCCAGACGACAATTCGGAAGGCATCGATCACTGACCTTTGTTGCGCGACGATCGCACCGAACAATCGACGAGCTGCGGATAGCGAACCGTGTCGGAGAAAAAATTCCTAAACAGCGGCATCGAGACTTGACGACCGAACTGGCCGCCCGCATATATGCAAATATCGAACACAGCGCACGCGTGAGTTCGATTTTCGAGGAGGATCAGTTATGAAGTGGCTTGATGTGCACCTGCGCGAGAACACCGCTTCGGATTACGAGGATCTCGGCGGCACCTATAGTGCGAT